TATAAAAGAGACAATCAAACTAACTAGAATGATGGGCGACACAGCGGGTGGTAATGCTCAAAAGATGGAATCCATCACGCGCGGTTTCAATAAGACCCTGATTAAAGGCAAGGTTGACCTTGAGGCTCTTAATATGATTGCAGAGGCAGGCGTGCCCATTTTTCAACAGCTAGGAAACCAGCTAGGGTTAACCGGCGATGAAATGTTTGACGCAATCAGTGACGGCGAAGTCAAAGTCAAAGATTTAACCGATACGTTCAAGACCATGACAAGCAAGGGCGGCATCTTCTTCAAAGGCATGGAGATTGCTTCTGAAACTTTATCGGGTAAGATTTCCACAATGAAGGATAATGCAATGTTGGCGGCCGCTGCAATTGGTGAAGCATTAGCACCTACCCTCAAGGAGCTGGCGTTAAGTGCCACCGAAATTGCAAAGCAAGTACTCGCGTGGGCGCAAGCCAACAAAGAGGTTATTGCAGCTAAATTCAAAGAATATGTTGAGAAAACAATCCAAGTTGCAAAAGATTTGTACAACTGGGTTGTAGATAATAAGCAAGCATTTTTTGACCTTTGGAGCGTATTAAAAACTGTTGTTACAGTTGGATTTGATATAATTAAGTTTTTTGTAAGTTCAAAAGAGGCTGTCATTGCATTAGTTGCCGCATTTGCTACGTTTAAAATAATGATGTTTGCAAATCAAATGGGATCGCTGGCATTATCTACAGCAAGTGTCGGCACATCGGCGGCTGATTCCGTTCAAGGTCTTGCGTCAATGTCAAGCAAGCTGTCTAAAATGCTAGGCATAGTTGGTGCCCTTGTTGTAATGTACCAAGCTTTAAGTTTTGCCGCAGACCAATTTGACAGGGCAAGAGATCTAAGAGTTAAAAGAGATAACTTGGCAACTAGCAATCAGAGGAACCTTGCTAAACAAAATGTCAAGCAGTTTACTGATTCAGAACTAAAAGCCAAGCTTAATCGCCAAACTGACTTACAAACCGATCTATCGTCTAAAAAGGCTAATTTCTTGGGCTTCGGTGGGCGCACAATTGAAGAGGACGCACAGCTTGAGGGTATGCGGGGCAATACCCAAAAGCTACAGCGTGAGATTGCAAGACGTTCAGCAGGCGGAGAGCGTGAACCACTTATTACAAACTCAAGTACGACTGAAAAGACTGAAATCGTGATCAAGGATGAGACAGGACGCGCGTCAGTTACCAAGGGCGGCAAGTCTAAGAATCTTGAACTAGTCCAGACAGGTGCATTCTAATGAGCCTACTAGACAAATTTAAAAATGTAATTCTGACTGATACCGGTTCAGATTCAATGTCATGGATCGAGGAACTACAACCGGCTAGTTATGTTTCGCAGAGTGGCCAAAAAATAACATTCGACTATGGAGATTTGAACGCTACATTTAATAAGAAGATAGCAGTATTTGAAAACTCAAACTCTGACGGTGTTTACATTCAAAACAATGGAGTAGGCGGTCACGTATTCCCATCAATCTGCTTCTTTTCAGGTAATAACCACATGAATCAGGCCAGCGCATTCATAAAGGCGTTACTTGAGGATGGGAGAGGCACTTTTAACCATCCTATTTTTAAAGCGATCAATGCAATGCCGGGTGGTCAAATACAATACGTTTCTGAATTAGTATCAAGGGCAAATCAAACTACAATACTAGTGGAATTTCTTGAAACAACTGGTTTGCAAATAGGTGGCGTGGCGGCATTTCAACAGATTGTTGATTCTTTTAACGAGGCCTCAAGTATTAGTTTTGCCGACAAGCTGAATACAACCGACATAGTTGATGAAGAGAATTTCAAAACTAAATTCGTGTCCGCAGTTGGTGTTGTAAAAAGAACACTAAAAGCAGTTTCGGGAACTTTAACGGATGCTCAAAATAATATTGATGATATTGGTGATAGCCTTATTCGTGGAATTGATTTATTGGTTGGTACGCCCCTGACTATTGCGCGTCAAACTCAGATCCTTATCAATACGCCTGCCACAATTAGGGGCAATGTAAAAGCCACTCTAGCCGCATATAGGGGCATGGCTCAAAACATATTTGGTACAGAACCCGACCCAAGTGGGTACGACTTTGAGGCTGAAAATAACTTTTACAATGATAAAATGTTTGTATCGGCAATGGTGTCAAGTTCAGCAACATCTAGTTTGCAAAATGACTACACTACAAAAACTGAATTTGTTAATAATGCAAAAGAGCTTGTTGATTTACTCAAAGACTACATTGATTGGTCTGATGATGGATATACCATTATTGACCCAAACCTTGATGATGGTGACGGTTACAGTGAATTATTGGCAGTCATAAACAGCTCAATAAGTAGCCTGTTAGATTCCAGTTTTAACGCAAAAACTGAATTTACGATAATATTAGATAGTGATCGCGGCATGCAAGAGCTATGCTTTGAACTTTATGGTTCTTCAAAACCTGATGTGCTAGACTTATTTGCAAGTACAAATGACTTTGGCGGCGATGAGTACTTCATAATTAAAGAGGGGCGCGAAATTGTCTACTACCTATAGAACAGTTTCGGGTGATACGTTCAATCTTGTTGCAAGAAAAACAACAGGATCTGACACCACAGCCAGTACTATAAAAAGTGCAAACCCCGGCGTTATAGAACCGTTTAAGATTGGCACCACGATACAGATACCTGACATTATTGATCTTGATTCTGATTTAAAACCAGAGGGAACTGATATTAAGATAAACAATATCCCGATAAATGTATTTGATAATTTGACTACATCGAAATCAATTGACGCAATCAGGCGAATATATTTTGAAATGCCAAACGAAAAAGAAACCCGTGATGTCATATCACAGGGCAAATTCAATAATTTGGTATATGGATTTAATGGCTCCTTAGAGTTCACTGGCTTTTGTATTTTCGCAAAACCAGAGGGTAAGATTTTAAAGATAAACGGCTTTTCAAAATGTTCAATATTGGAAAATGCACCACCACCACAAAGCGCATTCCCTCTTGAGTTTAAAGAATCCACATTGGGCGGCATTGTTAAATACTTATGCAACCTAATGGGTGTCGGTTTTAGCTTTAGTGATGACAGCGGCGCACGATTTGACAGAACAGATATTGAGCAAACCCAAGTTGTACTTGATTATTTTGCAAAGTTAGCAACGCAACGTAATTTTATTATATCTGACGATGTGCACGGCGGCGTTGTATTTTGGCGCGGTATAGAATCAGGCAACCCGATACTTACAATTGACGACACACAAAGCCCAAGTGTTACAGTCGATGTTCAGTTTAAAGAGCCTGATTATTACAGTTCTGTTACTGGAGTTTTAAAAACTAAAACAAAGAAAGTTGGCGCAAGTTTTACAGTCGAAAACCCGTTTTTTAATGGCATAGTAAAACCTTACAATTTCGAGGTTAAGGAATCGTCAGAGGGTGAGTTAAAAACGGCTGTTGAAACGGTAGCTGGTCGCATGTTTGCAAAAGCTTTTGTTGTTACAATGACAATTGCAAGCTGGATTGATGATAATAACGATACAATCGATGTTAATAAGATTGTCAGATTGCGAAGTCCAGACAATTATATCGAGGATTATTTTGATTTTTTGGTTAAAGATGTATCTCAAACAGTGACAGGCGGGTCAAAATCAAGTACACTAAATTTGGTTTTACCGGGGGTATTCAGTGGCAAAATACCGGAGAGTGTACCATGGAATTAGGATATATAAAAGAGATTGAGATTGTTGACAATACTTTTATAGCGATTGTCACAGTTGCCCCGCGTGTTAATAAAACAGCAACTCTTTATAATGCCCCTAATATGGTAACCCGTCCTCTTGTTGGTGACTTTGTTTCAATATCACAATCGGGCTCAGAGTATGTAATAAATTCCGTTTTTAATAATGTCGAATGCGGCGACGGTGGAGCTAAAATATACGCGCGCGATGCAGATGGCAATGTGGTTGCAAGCTTTGAATTGAAAAATGATGGCAGTATGAAGGGTTTAAACAGCGAGGGATTTTTTGAATTGACCAGCGCGGGCATATTTAAAGCTAATCACTTTGAGGCAAGACCATGAAAAAGAACATTGCAAATGGAGATTTAACTTTGAATGTAAAAGAGACAGGATTAACGGTTGACCCTGTTTTGACTGTTACATCAATTCCAAGTACAAATACGTTTAGTAATGACAAGGGCGTATTCCCCAAAGAGATTAAATTGTCGATTGCAGGTGCTACTAGTGGAACATGCGTACAAAGCGCGCCAGTCGTTGCAACTATACCGGCAAGTAGCCAATTTGCCTTTGAAGACGATGAACCTTTATGCTTAGAGGGTGATGAGGTTGGGTTGCCTGTTTTAATTTCAGGGTTAGACAGTGGCTCACCTTGTAGTTTCCCCTTGACACCTTTTATTGAAGACGCTGGACAAGATAAGGACGTGACAGAATGACACAAGAAGGTGACGTTTTAATATTTCAGGGCTTAAACGATGGCGACATTGAGAGCATTAACGGCATTATCACAATGACAGCCGGTCTTGAATCTATGTATTATTTGATTCTAGTTGGTGGCAATGAAAACGATATTAACACGCCTGACACAAAGCATCTTGAGTGGCTTGGCAATGAAGACGAACCAGAAGAAAGACAGTACAGGGGGCGTGTACAGGCACTTTTAAACGGTATGCCAATCACAAGTGGCACAATGCAGACTTTAAAAGATGCATGTATTGACGATTTAAGTGTTGGTTTTGGCGACCTAATTACAGCACTCGATTGCACAGTTTACGCACTGAGTACAAATAGAGTAAAGATTGAAACAATTTTAATTTTAGCCAATGGAGTTTCAGAAACGCTGGCTATAGAATTGGATAAGAAGTCATGAGATTTACAGCAAAAGAAATAAGTGATACCATAATTGCACAAATTGAATCTGAATTAAACCAGACCGTGCCACTGTTACCAAAGGCATTTAATCGGGTAATAGCCAAAGCATTTGGATTGGTTTATGTAGTTTTATTCCAATTCTCAAACTTCATCTTTGCTCAAATGTTTGTCAGCACGGCAAGCGATAAGAATTTTACAGTTGGCGGAATTGAAATGAACCCGCTTCAAATGTGGGGACAGCTAATTGGGCTTTTCAGAATTGAAGGTGAACGCTTTGAATCTGACTTTTTAGTAAATACAATTGTTCAGGGCGGTACACTATTAAGCGGTTCGCAGGTAGTAAATCCAGAGACAGAAGAAGTGTATTTGACCGTTGGCGACACAGCATTGACAGGCCCACAGGTTACAGCCACAATCAGGGCGGTCAATTATTCTGCTAGTGCAAATGTAATCGAAGGCACCGTGATGTCCTTTGTTAGTGCACCCTCTGACGTACTTAAAAACGGTACTGTTGATACTATAAATGTAGTTGGCGGTGACCCTGAAACAACAGAAGAGTTTAGAGCGCGTCAGTTACAATGGTGGTCTGCTCGTCCCCAAGGTGGAGCATATGCCGATTATAGAGAGTGGGGGCAAGAGGTTGCCGATGTTAAGAATATCTATCCATTTTCAGGCGGTACAACTTTAATACCTAGCAGTGGAGCTGGTCAAGTTGACATTTATGTTGAATCTAAAACGGCAACTGACGGGTTGGCAGACGCGGCTTTATTGTTGGCAGTCTACAATAATATAGAATTAACTGATGATAGTGGGCTTGCTAACAGGCGACCGATTGGCGCATTTGTTAATACAGCATCAATCCAAAGAATTGAAATTGATGTAATCATTGCCGGTTTAACATCCCCCGATGTACCAGCAACCCAAGCCAAAGTTGAGGACGCTGTTGAAAACTATTTGCTACAGCGTGAAAACTATATTTTGGGATTGTCCGTGTTGCCTCGCAAGGACATTATAAGCAGAACCGAATTAGGTGGCATAGTCGGGCGCGTGGTGGCCTCTCAAGGTGGCACAGTGTCAACCGTGACCACTTTGTTCAGTGCGGTTGCTTTCGATGTTAAAGCCCTATTGGAAGGCCAAAAATCAAAGACGGGAACTGTTACATGGAGTTAACTTTTTGGCAAAAATTTGTTTCATTCCTACTGCCAAAGGGCAGGGCGTGGACAATTATTATCGAAAAGACTTTAAGCCTTTATATCAAAGCTTTGTCCATTGTTCCTAAAATTGTACACGATCACGTTGCTGGTTTATTTCTGGAGATATTCCCAAATACGACCAATTATCTATTAGAATGGTCGGAGCAATTCGGCTTTGCAAATGCTCGAACGGCTGAACAGCTTGAAAATGAATGGTCACAAGGGGCTGGACAGTCTCCAAACTTTTTACAGACCATATTGCAAGCCAATGGTTTCACAAATTGCTTTGTGCATGAGTGGTGGGATCCTGATGAGTTCCCACTTAAAAAGCGTAATCCAATCCCGCTAATTGACCGTGTAAATAACAATCTACTTGTAAATAAGATACAAACAGTGGGTTTAAATTACACGTATCAGGATGGTGACGGTTCACAAGACGGTGACGGCTCACAAGACGGCTCATTTTCTGGAGTATTATTTACAGATAAGAAATATTACGCAGTTGATGACGTGAACCTATACCCGAATTATTTTTATATTGGGGCTGAAACTTTCCCTGATGTTGCAAGCATAAAAAACGACACATTGCTTGAGCTTGAACGCCTTATTTATAAATATAAACCGATGCATTTAAGGTGCATTTTATTGGTCAATGAACACACAATAATCAAAAGCACTTACGGTGCTACGGACGTATTGAAGGACACTTACGGAGATACGGATGTAATAAAGGACAAGGTGAGTTAATATGGGCGAACCAACACCCACGGACATTGCAGACATTAGACTTGATAACAGCCTTACAAGGGCGCAAATTTTGGCAATGCCTACGGATTCAGACAATCACTTATTCATTGCCAGCGATACAGGTGATATATTTATTTCTGATAAAAGCGGTGCTGTAAAAGAGCTTACACCCTCTCATAAGGATACAGTTGACCCGACTATAAATGATGCGGCTGATACGTTCCATTTTATTATGGAAACTTGGCTAAATACAGCAAGCGGGGCTTATTATATTTGTATTGATGACACCCCCGGCGCGGCTATTTGGTCTTACATATTGGGCGGGTTTATCAGTGAGGCTTTGACAGGTACAGTTGACGGCGTAAATACTACATTCACAATCCCATCCGGTGACGTTGTTAATGATGAGGGGATGGCTTTTTGGAACGGTAGACTTGCAGACGATAATTATACCATAACAGGCGACACGGTTGAGTTTTCAGTGGCTCCAGCTGCAGGTACAAAGCTATGGTTTGTTGGTAATGTAAATTTAACTAGTAATGTAAAAATAGTCAAAGCACAAAATTATCTACTAGTGGCAGAAACCGGAGGAGATTTTGACGATTTGGCCGCTGCGGTGGCTTTTACGGGTGTGACAAGCGCAAGCAACCGATGGGCGATTGATGTTGCTCCGGGTGCATATGAGATCACGGGTACAATAACGGGTAAAGAATACCTATCCATAAGAGGACTTGGCGATCTGCAAACCGTAAGACTTACACACTTGACGCCCAATGTGAACATGTTTGAAATGGTCAACCTTTTTACTATTTCTGGCGTTTCGTTTCATGGAGTAACAGGCACGGGCTATGCAGTTTCGCATACAGTGGCCGGTTTATCCTCAATTGCTCGTTGTATTTTTTCCGATTGCGAAAACGGTATAAATATAAACCATGCAAGTGCAAATTTCACGGCGGACAATATAGGATTTGTTAGCACTACAGCAACAACAGCGAAGGGCGTATTTGTTGAAAGCGGATCGGCCATTATAAACTCAATCCGAAGTGTTGCCGGTGATGTTACAACTCTAATAGAGGGCACGGGCGTCAATTCAATTATAGATATAACCAGCTTAAAGTCATTTAATCCAAGTTTGCTAACCGGTGTGTACATGCGCGATCAGTGTAGATGTGTAGCTACTAATATCTCTATTGTTGGCAGTCTTGACGGTGTGGTTGTACAAGGCGGGGCAAATGTGAAGATAAACGGTGGCGCGATATTTAATTGCGGACAAGACGGCTTGAGAATAAATGACACAGGTAGCAATACAGATGTGACAGTTCAAAGTGTCAATATCGAAGACAATACACAGTGGGATATTAACTTATTAAGTGCCACTTGTGTACTTTCTGGCGGTGGTAAAATCCCAAGCGATAAGATTAACACAGTTCCGGGCGCGAGCATGTACATGGCAAATATCACACTAAAAGAAGATGATGAAGGTCTTGACATTTTTGGTGAGATACATGTTGGTAGACCAGAAAAAGGCGCAGAATCAAGTTTGGGCAAGGGAGATTCTTATACTCGTGGCATGCTTGTATATGAGTATGACGGTGCTGATTTTACGGATGTGTCAACAGAGGCGCGATCAGCCAGTGTGTCAACCTTTGAGATACCTGGAATAACCGCAGACAATGCCGTTTATATTGCGTCAAGCCTCAAAGATAGCGAGGGTCTTGATTTCTTAGACCACCCCGGTATTAAAGCCAAAGTAGACACGGCCTGTGTTCCCGGATCCGGTGAAATAGTAATCGAATACTGGAACGGTGCAAGCTGGGCAGAGGTAAACGGCTTTGAGGTTGACGAGGAACGGGGCAGGTTTCCACATGCTAAAGATTACTTTGAGAGAACAGGATCGGCACATATACGGTATAATTCAGAGCTTGTAACTGACAGCTGGACAAAAAACGATCCAATAGTTCCAGCACTTGGCACGGATTATTATTGGGTTAGATTCAGGGTTGTCACAGCCATTACAACCGCTCCGATATTTGAACAGTTCAAAATACACACTGACACATTTGAGCCTAATGCGGACGGCTGGCTAGAATTTAGGGGTCAATCAAGGTCAATAGCTCAACTGCCTGTTAACTTATCTGCAGCTAGTCCATTTGCTGGTAATATGCAAAATCAATCTTTATGGGTCAATGAAGATGTTGCGGTAGGATTTACAACTAACAAGTTTACAGCCACATCAGATATAACAGGCGTGCAAGGGTTTTTACCTTATGATTGCGACACATCGTCACCGCTTAAATTAACGTGGACAGGGGTGCCAAGTTCATCGGCAACA